ATTTACAAAGGCTTTGGAGTTCATAGAAACATCACCATTTACAAGTAACTTGGAATTCATGGCAATATCGCCGTTATAGGTTTGTTGTCCACCTACCGTAAGAGTGCCGCCAATGGACGCATTGCCATTGACTTGTAATTTGGAATTCATAGTCGCATCACCGGCTACAGCCAAGGTCGAGTTCATTATGGTAGCACCGCCGACGGCTAACTTAGAATTCATAGTCGCATCGCCAATAAGCGTGGACTTTCCGCCGATATAGAAGGCTCCATTGAAAGAAGCATCAGAAGAAACCGCCATTTTCGCGTAGGTCACAACGTTACCGCCAATAGTAACGCTAGAATTAAACGCGGAACTACCGTTGACTAAAAGACGGGAACGTAATAAAGCATCGCTAGTTTGATTGAATATACCCCCTACCGAAAGGTTGCCGTTAAGAGACGAATCGTTGGCTATGTATAATTTCGCGTTGCCGGTGATGTCGCTCATAAAGAACGAGCTATTAGTGACATTTAATCCGCCGGTCAAGGTAGTATCCCCGGCAGCATAAAGGTTTGCGATGTTCGTATAATTTACTACGGGAGCAGCACGAGTAGTGTTTACTAAAGGAATAATAGCGTTACGAGATCTAGTATTGTTTTGCCAATTTTGGAACATGGAAATTGTATATACTATAGATACAGATGGCAAATTAGCTAAATTATGCGGGACCTAGGATACCTGCTTTCGCGAAACGAGTCCTTTCCTTTCGACCCGGAACTAAAGAGCAGAATTATTAACGAAATTTTCATAACATAAACCTATTATGAAAATTAGAAAGAATTTTAACTACCCGAAGTTAAAGAACGTAGGGAGGGACTCGAGCAGGATTCCGGAGGAGTCCGGGGGTTCCCTGCTTAGCGGCCACAAGCTTAGCGGCCACAAGCTTAGCGGCCACAAGCTTAGCGGCCCGTGCCAGGAACGTGCCAGTAAGATACGTATTGGGTAGTAGAGCCAATAGGACGGGAAGGCTTGGCGTTGGGGAACAAGTTGATTTGAGTGCACTTGAGGGTCATGCAGTGGCCATGGACGGGGTCAGTGGTATTAAGAGCAATGGAAGATCTCCAACCGCGGCCTACTTGGTAGGGGAATCCGGCCTTCTTGTCTCCTCCTCCTTGCTTTTGATTCGTTATGCTTGACGTGTGGCGAGCGCGGGAACCAGCATTCATTAAAACCATGATAGATGATATATATTATAGCTAAATATTTTAAATCTTCGCTGGTATAAATGCGGGCTTTATCGAGAACCTATACGACAGTTACGCAAAAATTCATTTTACAAAACGAGTTAAAGATAACGCCGTATATTATAATACATACGACCCAGTATTCATTTTATTTTCTAAATAACATGAATATTGACGACGATGATATTCGTGTGGAGAAAAATCAGCAAGGCGTGGATACGTATATTTTTGACCCATATAACCCCCTAAATAAACAGATTACCGACTCTGATATTCAATCCATTTTAAAAAGATACGGCATTGATAGTCCTATTTACAACTATAACTTATATAAACGAGCGTTCATTCATAGGTCTTATATTAGACGCCCCGAGTTGGAAAACAAACAGAATAATGTTATTATCGTGGATAAACCAAACGATTGCCTGCCTCTTTTTACCAAGTCAAACGAGCGCCTAGAATTCGTTGGCGATGGCGTCTTGGAATGTATTACTAAATATTACCTATATCGTCGTTTCCCTAAAGAGAATGAGGGGTTTATGACGGAAAAGAAGATTGCGCTTGTGAAAAACGAATCGATCGGAAAAATGGCATATGAGATGGGGCTGCATAAGTGGTTTGTCTTATCCAAGCATGCCGAGTCGAAACAGACCCGCACCAATTTAAAGAAGCTCGGGTGTTTGTTTGAGTCGTTTATTGGCGCCCTGTTTCTGGATTTTAATAAGATTCAAGTTCATGATGACGATAAGTGGTTTGATAATTTATTTGTTACGGGTCCGGGGTTTCAAATGGCGCAGGTGTTTATTGAACAGGTATTCGAGAAACACGTAGATTGGATTAGTCTGATTCGCAATGACGATAACTATAAGAATATTTTACAAGTGAAGATACAGAAGGAATTTAAGGTGACGCCTCATTATATGGAAATCAAAGAACATAGTGCCGAAGAGGGGTATCATATGGGCGTGTTTTTATGTCTGGGCCAAGCATCGCATTCACTAAAATTGGAGCACAGTGTTCCTCTAAGCAAATTTACGTGTTATTATGATATTCATCAATATATGTCGCAACATAGCAAAATATTTGTATTTTTGGGCGAGGGAACACATAAGATTAAAAAGAAGGCCGAGCAAATCGCATGCGATGAAGTTATTCGTAAGCTGAGCGGATGGTAAAGCTGAGCGGATGGTAAAGCTGTGCGGATGATAAAGCTGTGCGGATCATAACGAATATTACCAAATCTCCATTATTGATTCTTCCTCGACTTTTTGTTTTTTCTCGACTTTTTATTTTTCCTCGACTTTTTGGTTTTTCTTGTTTGCTTCGACTTTCTCATTTTCTTCGACTTTCTTGTTTTTCTCGTTTTTTTTCCTCCTAGGATTAGGTCAACAAAAAATTCACCCAATTCATCTACGTATTGGTTGATTTCGGCCATATTGTATTTTTTGTCCATTCTATTTGCCTCACTTACTAAAAAATCAACCAAATTCTTCTTTCTCTCTTCTTCGCTCATGGGCGTTACTCTACGAATGACTTCCTGGTCTTGATACCACTTTTGAAACGCTTCTGTCATGTCCGTTTTAGTAAATTTACTGTTCATCAGCTCATCTAACTGTTTGAAAGTTTCATTTTCACAACCGGCAACACATATAATTTGAACAGCAGCTCCTACCGACAGTATAAAGCGTTCTATTATCCCTTTTACGCAACTTGTATTATCGTAATCTCCTACATAAGCATTACACGTTTCATCTAAAAACGTGATTATGTATTGCCGTTTGAAGTTGGCGTCGTCTTGCGAAAACACGAAATTTATACTTTTGGCGATTAGTTGCGTATCTGCTGGTTGAATATAGTCCCGAATCTTAGAAAATACTCTATTGAACTTATCTATTTTTTGGACGGCATCAGTCGAAAACAACGCATTTATATTTTCGGTAAAAACGCGTTTTATAAAATCATAAATGTCGTCTCCGATATCCACTTCTTTTTGGTCAATTAAAGCGAGATATTTTTCTTTTATTTCTTTAAATTTCTCAAAAGCATTGTGAATTTCATATGCCACACCTTCCATAGGCGCATCACGTGTGTTTATATCATATGTTTCGCCTTGGCGCATTATTGCTTCGAAAAGCTGCCCATCCGTTAAATATTGGTCAACAGTATCATTTATTGGACCGCCATCATATATTGGTTGGTCAACATTGATTACGCGAAGCTGCTCTGCCGTTAAATCAAACATCTCTAAATCTACCCCGTTAAAAATCGCGCCATCTAAATTCGCACCTTCTAAATTCGCGCCATCTAGACGTGCGCCGTTTAGATATGCCCCGTTTAGATGTGCGCCCACTAAAATCGCGCCTTCTAGATCTACCCCTTCTAGATGTGCCTCATCTAGGTGTGAGCCTTCTAGATTTGCTTCTTCTAATTCCGAACCTCGTAAATTAGCACCTCGTAAATTAGCACGAATTAGATGAATTCCATTTAAATACGCATTTGGTAAGTCGATAACCACACTGAGGGGGTCGTCGCTAATACGTCGCATTTCCAAAAGATTTTTTATTATTTTCCGTGACAGTATTTCCATTTCTAGTTTTAAGTTCTGTAACGCTAAAGTAAGAGAGCGCCATTCAAGCATTGGTAAACGCGGCAACCCGCGCTGTGCTGCCATTGGTGCTTCATTTAATCGAGTTCTTATACCTTGATATTGCGGTCTTAGCTCTTCTAATTGTGCTCTTAGTGTTTCATCTTGCGCTCTTAGCTCTTCCATGTCTTGCGTTATTGGCTCTTCCATTTTGACCTTTATTATATATAGACAAATAAAATAGTATATTCAGGTTTACAATTGTGACCATAATGATAGCAATTGTAAACTATAAACGCTCTGACACTCTGCCGCTTTTTTAGCAGCTCAAATGTATATATGGCGAAAAATTCAAAAACTTATTTCATATACTTATTCTTCTTCGTCATTATAGCGTTTACCCTATTCATTTATTTTTATACTCTGTGGCTGAATGAAGAAAAAACGTTTCATATGTTAGATGATATAACCCATAAAGATTGCTTGGAAAAATACGGCGTATGTATATTTAAAAAGGCACTGCGTGGCGATACGGCAAACGAATTAAAGGCGGAATGTGATAAGAAAAACTATTCCTCCGTAAAAAACGCCCTTTTGGCAGACGAAAATCTGAAGAGGTTCATTCGAGAGGCTACAGGTTCTCCAGATTACGTATTTCAAGACTATGTATGGATTATACAAAAATCATCTGTTCATACGTGCCATCGCGATAATAACGGGGATTTTTTTAATCCCGGACAGAAATACCCATCGTATACTATGTTGGTATACCTGGAAGATATGGACCGGTGTTTATCGGTGATGCCCAAATCACACGGCCATGTAAATTCTCATTTTATCGATTTCGGCGATTCGCTCCGCACCATATTATGTAACAAAGGCGATGTTATATTATTCAATGCCAACCTGATACATGCGGGGTGTATCAATGAAAAAGACGACCATGTAAGAATCCAATTAAAAGTTACACATAAAGACGATATTCCGCGCATTTCGTATTATCAGAATTATAACAAGGTTCTCAACGAGGATAATAAAATCCCCAAACATATACGTAGGTTTCAACAGACGATGTCATGTATGTTCCCTGGAATTTCCAATTATACTCAACAAGAAAATATTAAAACGGCGAGGGGGAGCGATAATGGTGCGAAAATAGGGTATGGTCAAAAGATGTTTTCGTATTTATTCTATGGAAATGCTGACTATTATGATTTGCCCGACGTGGCAATTTAAAATCTTTGTGTTTCATAAAGACGCAGCATAATGTAAATGGATTATGAAAGCGTATTGCCTATAGAAATAGTATATTATATATTACAATTTGACACTAGGTTTGTTTTGAGAAACGGTAAACTGATAGAAATAAAACGCCTGACCAAAGAAGACGAACGATATTCGATATTATCAAAACGGCCTTCCATTCAGTTCCATAAACATCACTTTATTCAGTTTAGTTTTGCCTATTTACGTAATAGAAAAAACCGCGTATGGTATTTACTCGATGTGGAAATTCAAGACGATAATTCATGCGTTATAACATTACGTAGAACGATTTACTCCAAAGATAAGAGTCCGTTGCCGGTGGGATGGATGGAAGAAGATGACGGTAAATTCGCGTATAGGAAATGCGAATACATTATGCGATGATTAGACGTTCAATGGCCTAATATAATATGCCATTATATTATATTATATAGTTAAAATTATGAGTGATATACCGTTTCATTATTTAGAAACGTTGGAAAAATATAAAATACCCAATAAACAAGAGAAGGTAAGGATTCGTTTTGGTGAAAGTTCTCAAGAACCGGTTCCTGAATCGGGTCCAGCTACGGGTCCAGCTACGGTTCCTTCTGAGAGTCAAACTAAGGGTCCTTCTACGGGTCCTGCTTTTAACCCCATCAAAATATTCGACCGCAGAAAAACATCTACACTTGATTATGCCTCCGTTATGAATCGCCTACGCGAAAAAGACGTATTTATTGTGAAAACATCGATGGCTCTTCCCGCCGCCCCTGCTGCTTTTCCCGCCGCCCCTGCTGCTTTTCCCGCCTCTGCTTTTCCCGCCGCTGCTTTTCCAGGCATTCATGTATCGGAGACGCCGAAACCGGCAAAGAAACCATTGGTTATTCGCGATAGTATATTAGTGGCCAAGGAAAAGATGGAAAGCGAGGTCGAGGCCAAAGATGAAGTCGGGGCCAAAGATGAAGTCGGAACCGAAGGAAACGAAGGAACCGAAGGAAACGAAGAAGAAGGCATTACGGAATTAAACGAAATATTAGCCAAGAAACCCGAAGTTGTAGTAGGAGAACTCGTCGACCAAGAAGAAATAATGAAGGCTATTGAAGCTGCCCAACCCAAAAAAGGCAGGAAATTACAGATAAAGGCTTCTCAGGCATCTATAGTGGTTTCCGAAACAGATTTAACCCGCGTCGCCATTCGTAGTCAAGCCATTGCCGATAGGTTACCCAAAGAGCGCGAAAAAGTAATCGTAAAAGCCCCCACTTACTACATGAATAATCGCAAGCTTTTCATTAAAAAAATAATCGACTTATTCGCACCCTATCGCCAAGAAATAACATCCAATCAAGAATCCGTGAGCTGCGAATCTCGTGCTTCTGAGAACTTTGACTTATTAACCCATCAAAAAATAGTGCGCGATTATTTAAATTTATATACGCCCTACCGCGGCATACTGCTTATGCACGGCTTGGGGTCTGGTAAGACCTGCAGTTCTATTGCCCTCGCAGAGGGAATGAAGAGTAATAAACGCGTCTTTGTAATGACCCCCGCTTCTTTAAAAATGAACTTCTTCAGTGAGATGAAAAAATGCGGCGACGAACTTTATAAGAAGAACCAATTCTGGGAGTTTATATCCATCGAAGGGAAGCCGGAATATGTCAACGCTCTTTCCAAGGCGCTATCGTTATCTGTAGACTATATTCGTAAGCAAAAGGGTGCGTGGTTGCTTAATATTACCAATAAATCCTCGAACTATAATACTCTAACTAGTGCGCAACAAGAGCAATTAGACGAGCAATTAGACCAAATGATTCGCTCTAAGTATACAGATATTAACTATAATGGTTTAAATATGAAAAAAATACAGACCCTTACCGGCGATTTTTCGCGTAACCCTTTCGATAACTCGGTCATTATTATCGACGAGGCCCATAATTTTGTAAGTCGTATCGTAAATAAAATTAAGAAGCCCAAATCGATATCCTATATCCTATATGATTTAATTATGAATGCCAGCAATGCCCGTGTTATTTTATTAACCGGAACGCCTATTATCAACTACCCTAACGAAATTGGCATATTATATAACCTTTTACGCGGGTATATTAAAACATGGTCTATGACAGTGAATGTGAAAACCTCGGATAAGATAAATACCGACTCGATATTAAGTATTCTAGATAAAGAAAAGTTTAATACGTTTGATTATGTTGAATATAGCGGTAATAATTTGACGGTAACGCGTAACCCGTTTGGATTCGTAAATGCCAAGAAGAGGGGCGTATTGAAGGGGACTCAGCGGCAAAACAAAGGCGGCGCCAAGAAAACGAGGAAGGTTTCTTACAAAAAGCCCGCACCTAAAATACACGTTGATACATCTGGTTTCGCTGCGAAATACGCGTATGATAAAGAAGTAATTGAGCCGGCCGACGAAATTGCCGAAACGAATTATAATGTAGGCATGAATGGTGAAAATAACCCGTATGCGGGTGGCTCCGCTGACCCGTATAAAGGTGGCAGTGGCGACGTCTTTAATCGCTACGACGGCGTAAAATTAGACGATTCGGGTAATATATCCGATGCCGATTTCTTAGCTACCCTTCTAAGAATACTACGCAAAAACGGAATGGAGGTTCCCGAGGCAAGTATCGAAATTAGAAAATATAAATCATTACCTGACGATTCCGAAGCCTTTTTAAGTAGTTTCGTCAATACAGAAGCCGGAATAGTGAAAAACATTAATCTATTTCAAAAGCGCATATTGGGTCTAACCTCTTATTTCAGAAGCGCACAAGAACAGCTTCTTCCCAGTTTCGTGAAAACCGAAGAAGGCGATATTTATCATGTAGTGAAAACGTCTCTAAGTGAGCACCAGCTAGGTATATATGAGAAAATTCGTAAAGTAGAGGCAGACCAAGAATCGAGCGCTAAGAAGCGCCGATTGAAGGCAAAGGACGCCGATGAACTATTTAATATCTCGTCCACCTACCGCATTTTTTCGAGAGCGGCATGTAATTTTGTTTTCCCTCCAGATATGGAGCGCCCTACGCCCAATATCAAGCCAGAAAAAGATTTGACAGAAAACGTATTTGACGCCGTTCCGAAAACCTTGCTTCAAGATAACGATATATACGCGGACGCCGAAGACCAAGAAATGGGAGAACCTGAAATAGCCGATTCCGATGCGTCGAAATATGCCAAGCGCATTGAAAAAGCACTAGAAGACGTCAATGTAAAGGAAGAAGGAACAAATAAAAGCACCTACTTGGATAAAGATGTCCTACCCAATTTAAGTCCCAAATTTTCCAAGATATTAGAGAACCTGACCGACCCCGAAAATAAAGGGCTCCATTTATTATATAGTCATTTCCGCACGATTGAAGGTATCGGCATTTTGCGTTTGATTTTACTCGCCAACGGGTTTGCCGAATTTAAATTACAGAAAATAGGAGAGACATGGGTAATCAAAACTGGCGGTGATGAAGAAGAAAACCAAGGTAAACCGCGATTTGTATTATATACTGGAACGGAAACGGTAGAAGAAAAAGAAATCATTCGTAATATTTATAACGGAACCTGGGATTTGGTTCCGGCATCTATATCCACAAC